AAATTTGGTCTTGGTAATGCTGATACATTTATTAACGCTACTCGAATTGCCAATGAAGAAATAAATCTTTCCATTCCTGATGTTAATTCTAACGGCCAGAAATTATCTTCGTCATAAATAATATATCCATTAATGTTTTTTCCATCTGTCTGTAAAACCATATTAAAGTCTACTACTTGGTTTAATACATTATTTATTTCATTTTCAATTTTAGGTAATGCAATTTTAACTAATTCATATGAAACCCCGTTTCTTCCAACTGCACCCAAATAATATTCATATGCTTTATATTCTGTCTCTAATTGTTTATATTTTTCAATTTGTTCAATTGCATTTTTCTTTTTAGTTTTTGCTACTTCAATATCTCCATGTTTAGATTTAATTGAATCTGTTATACCTTTTAGTGTAGCTGTAATTTCTTTTGTTAATGATTTATTATTTTCAATTTTTGAATCTATTCCGCTATTATGTATGATCGAAGATTCATTTTTTATATAATTGTCTTGTTGATTTTTATTTGTTTTTAATTCATTCTCTTTTGTTTGCAAATCGCTTTGCATTACTTGTAATTGTAATTTTTGAGTTTCTAATTTATTTAATAAGTCTACTCCTAATTGATATTTGGATATTGTTTCTGTAATTCCATCTGCTTGTTTTTGGAAATGCTTTATTGCTTTTTGTTTTGACTCTAATCTAATTTCATTATCAGGCAATTCTTGTTTTGCTTGTTCAGCTTCTTTAATAAAAATATTTGATGTACAATATTTACAATTTGGATCATATTCGTGTGTTTTTAAATGATCTAATTTTTTCTTTTGTATTTTTATTAATTGTTTTAACTCAGTTTCTTCCTTGGTAATTTTTTTTATATTTCTTTCAAATTCTTTTACAATAGGAGCACGATTTTCAATTTTCTCTTTTAATATTTCTGTAGTAACTTCTTGATTATCGTTAAGAGTATCGCTAAACTCTTTAAATTTGGAATTAGTTTGTTGTATAACTTCTTCTTGATCTTGTATATCACTTTCTAAATCATAAATTGCTAAATCTAAATCTTCTTGTACATCTTGTAATTTTTCTAAATCTGGCCCATTATATGATGTTGGCTGTTTTTTATCAATTAACTCAAGAATATTGTCTTGTAAGTCATTTCTAGACTCTTGTAAATCATGTTCAGATTTTTCTAATTCTGTAATTTCTTGTTGCTCACTTGATATGATTTCTCCGGATTGTTTTATAATTTCTCCAAAATCCGTCTTTTTATATTCTTTTAACTTTCCAGCTGTCTCTTTTACTTCTTGTGATGCAATATGATATAATTGTTCAAATACTGTTGTATCTAAAAATTGTGATAATAAATCTTTTCTTTCTCGTTGGGACTTTTCTATAAAATTATTATTGTCTGCTTGTAATGAAAATGCAGTTAATATGAAATCATCATACGTACCAAGATACTTTCTAATCATTTTATTTGTATCACTTCTTTCCTCTCCATTGAAATTTTCAGTTTCATTATAAAAATCAACATTTACTTTAACATGACCATGTTTTAATGTTATTCCTTCACGCTCAATAGTATACAATTCATTATTTAACATGAATTTAAATACTCCTTTAAATGTTGATCTTTTATTATTTAAAACTTCTTTTGATTTACTTGTCTTGCTACATTTATCAAATATAGTATATGTTATTGCGTCTAATAAAGATGATTTCCCAGATGTATTTGCTGCAAACAATCCTACTACATCCTTTAATTTAGAAAAGTCAATTATATTTTTTTTGCCATATGAAAACATATTTTCAAATTCAAATGATATAGGATACCAAGTTACATTCCTAACACAATCTAATGCCGGCAATTTAGAATTCATTGTTCTATTAATATGTCGAACTGCATCTACTTCTGAATCTAATGCATCTGGAAATGTGTTTTCTACGTATTCCGTTATCATTGTATTTTGGTATTCAACATCTCTTACATTTCCAATTGTGTTTACTTCTAATTCCTGTTGTTCTAATTCGTCAGTATTCCGTTGAATTGAAATATCTTGAACGTCATATTTGTTTCGAATTGTTGCAATTAATTTTTTAATATCAGCTGCGTCTGTTCCGTTAAATTTTATTCTTACTCTAGGTTTTTCTGGAACTCGGTGTGGTGCACTTACAATAGTTGATTTATTAACTTCGAATGTAACATATCCATATTCATTATGTACTTGTATAAATTCAGATGTTTTGCTTGGTAGGTCCCATACTAACATCCCATGATCTAATGCTTCTCCATGGTTTTGTTGAATTAAACTTCCTGGATATCCAATTGTTTTTTCTGCATTTAAAAATTGTGCTGGTTTGTGAATATCTCCTAATAATGTTAAATCGTGTCCTTCGAATAAATCTGCTTTTACATGATCGTTTGAAATTTCAAATCCAACATCAGTTAATGCCGTATCAACAGCTCCATGGTGTAATGCAATTTTATAATGAGCATCAAATTCTTTTGCTCGTATATAATTTTCGGGTTGTACATCTACTGCCATATGATTAAAGACAACATTTCCTAATTTAAACAATCCATTATCTTTTATAAAATGTATATTTGGATTATTAATTACATTTAATATAGGTGACAGTGCATCTATTCGATTTAAATTATTTAAATTCATATCGTGGTTTCCTAACATAACAATTGTTGGGATTGTAAAGCCACGAAAAAATTTAGTTAACATGTTTATTAATTCGGGAGACATTTCTAATTTAGAATGTACTATATCACCTGTTACAACACAAATACTAGAATCTGTTGCGTGTTGAGCAATGTGTAAAAACATATTGTCAAAAACTTTATTAAATTCATCATGTCGTTTTAGTGTTCTAATGTGTATATCAGATATATGAAATATCTTATCGATATATTTTACATTAGATTCTAATTTTTTTATTTCCATATTATATTCATTCTTAACTGCATTAACCTTTCAAAAGAAAATGTAGTTGTTTGTGTAATCATTTTGTTTATTGTTTCAAATCCTAACTCACTTGGGTCTTTATCTGGTAATTCTACGAAATATACATTTAGTCCTTCTGCCATAAATTTCTCTGCGATAGTCAATGCTTTTTTAATTGCATCTTGATCTAAACATATGTATATATCTTTTACCCGTTCTTCTATAATTTTTTTCTGTAAGGCTGGTTGTATTATTTTTCCAAATAATGGTATCGCATTTCTTTTTATTGCTATTGCATCAAATGCTCCTTCGCATAATACAATTGGTTCTGCCCAATTAATTAACATTTCAAATCCTATTATATCTTTAGATACTTTTGGATTTTTGTGTTTATAAGAATCACTTGAATAATATGCTCTAGATACAAAATAATTTATAAGCCCTTCTTTATTATAACTTGGTATAATTATTTTTCCAGAATATTCGCCAGCTTCAGCATACCCAATTCTGTATCTGATAATATCAAATATAGTAACTCCTCTTGTTTTTAAATAATGCATTGCATTACGATAATCAGGTGTTTTCTTTGGAATCCAGAGTGGTATATATTCTTCTGGCAATCTTAATATTTCTTCTGTTTTTATTGTTTCATTATTGCGATATTTTGCAGTTTGAATTATTCGACTTAATTGCTCAAATTTTTCTTTCGGAAGTTTTAGTTGTTTAAATAGCGAAACGATCGTTCGCCCTTTTCTATCAGATATCCAACAGTGCCATGGGTTCTGGCCTTCTATTGATGTGTTAAGATTTATTTCTAATTTAGGTTTATAATGTGAAGTAAATGGAGAGAAAAATGCTATATTATCTCCTGAGGTTTTCTTGCCTTTACCTAATACAGACTCTAATAATTGAAGTAATTTAAGATTCTTCATATTAATATTATAATGAAAATACTGAAGAATTCAAAGTATATGGCTTTTATATTATGGTTAAATACATTTATTAATTACATCAATAAACGATCTAACGATCATCATTTATTAAACATTTCATTTAATAATAAATAATAATCATTTTATTAATACATTTAGAAAATAATTAAAAAATTTCACAAATCCAACCTAATACGTTAAAAATTGTTTTTGTAGTTTAGGAACTTCTCCAACTTTCAAACATTCTTTAAACCATTCATCTGGGATATCTTTCTTTGCAACATGGGTTATCCCTAACTTATTTGCATACATTTCATATGTGGTTTTACTTCCCTTTGTTATTTTTTGGTTTGGATTTTGAAATACTATTCTTAAATCAACTCCTGGATTAGAAGCTAATATATTTTTCATTTTTCTTCTGTCAATAGTAGTCCATCTGCCTTTTGTTTCAACATACATGGTTTCTCCATTTTTCTTTTGAAATATAAAGTCTGGTGTATATTTGTGATTTGTTGCTGGCACTACATAATCTAATTTTTCAGTTTCGTAATTTACTGGATATTTTGCTTCTTTGATTTGATTAGCAACCGTTAATTCTAATCCAGATTTATAACCGTATTTATATGCCGCTTGGCGTTTTTTACTTCCGGCGGTATGCCAATGATTTTTTTTCATATAAAACTTTTTTTTTTGTTTATTTTCTAATTATAAGTCCGGCTGAGATTGATAAAATGCAAGCGTGTCACCATCTGGTGTTACGGCAGAACCAGTAGCAGAATTATATGAATATATGTTATTCTTTACTAGTACCCGCAATACATTATCTCTATCAATCCCCGGGTCCATTTCATTTCTAATAAGATCTGGTAATCCGTTTTTGAAATTTGCTATATTCGCGCCATGTAAGTACCAATCAGGCACAGCAGCATGTAGTATCATCGATGGCACATGCGGAATTCCACCTTTCAGTTTACGTCCAAATATATCCCAGGCATTTTTATCATTGAAAAATTTCAGTGCTGCAGCCCATGCCAATAAATGTGCTTTTCCTTGTCTAACATATATAATTTCATCATTATCCCAGTGCGTTTTTTGATACGTAGATTCAACACTTTTTAGCCCATCATTAACAATCTCATAATCTTTTTTGTTTTTTATTTTTTTAATTTGGTTTAAGAAATAATTTTCTGACGTAGCCCATCCTGTAGATGCAAGTATTAACTCAATAATTACTCTGTCCATTGGACCCAACAGTTGTGATCTTTGTGTTTTAGATTGTTGGCTCACAGGAAATTTTTCAAACCACTCTTCGTTTTGTTTTCCAACATATACAGAATTATCCCACACCCATTTTGGATCTAAAGCTTGTGTTTCTGTAGCGTGCGACCATTCTGTTCTACATATACCGATACCTTTGCAATAATCCATAAAATATACAATTTCGTCAGAACCTCGTAATAATACTTGATATGTTGTAGCTGGACGAATTGACGCAATTGGAATATCTGGTTTAGTTAAATATTCTAATGCTTCGTAAAAATCTTTTGGAATAGCTACTCCCCTATCTTTTGCACTTAACTTTGCAATTT